GTCTAGGATCATTGCCAGAGGTCATAGCGCGACAAGTATTCTCCTCTCATAACTTCTTCAAGTTCCGTCGCCTCGACCCCATAAAATCCCTCGACTACACACCGCGGTATCTCATTGCTTCCCTGCTTTCTATCTATTTTATGCAGCCCCTGAAGATGTGCCAGGGTAGGGAAGCAAAAAGTACTCGTCTTCCAATTCAAACCTGCCTTTCGCCAAAGGCGATTTCGCGTCTGCGCATTCATCGAATTCATATACTGTGTCAGTCCTTCTTGATCAAAGTCCAACTCTGCCATCCAATACTGATAAAAACTCTGCACCATTGCGTACGCCACAGGATTGGTCCCCAAAGTGTCATACGCCTGACCTATAGCCTGGAGAGGATAGGTGCGAGGATCATTATCTTTATTACACACCAGTTTCAAAATGGTTTCATGAGTAGGCTTGAAGGGGTAAACAACAGGGTAACCTTCCCCAAAAGGTTTTGACAGTATAAAGTAGCGCTTCAAGAAGACGACTCCTTTCTTCGTCAACTCCCCGGCCGAGTCCACCTGGGAGAAGAAATCGTCTATCTCTTCAATATCTCGGATGACCATTCCAAAGTATTTCAAGGCAAAAGCTGCAAATCCCTTCTCATTTATATAAGAAACTAAGGACAACGGGACTGCCAGCAAATGATCATCGCCATACAACGCAATCACCAGGAGTGTCAGCCGAATACTCCGAACCACTTCAGCGGCCACCTCCGGGTGCGATTGGATCACAAACACAAAATAGAAACAAAAAACCAACGCCAATATCCAGGAGTCTCCATGCGAAGTCTCGAATCCTCCCGAATACATCACTCCTTTCATCAAGGTCCACAGCCCTGTAATGTGACATGTCAGCTTCACATTAATCCTCTCCGCCAATAGCACGAAGAGGCGATCAAGGAACGCGTCTGTCTTTTCATCATCCGCCTTAAAATATGGACGACCAGACGCTACATACAATGACAGGAGCCAATCACGTATATTCTTATCCAACTTACGAACATCTCCTGTGAACCATCGATGAGTCTTTGAAAAAGCATGAAAACGTCTTGCAAATTTTTCTGCCTCTCCATACTTCCACTTCTGCCCTATACGTATCACCTCTCCTCGTTCGAACAACTGCTTCGGGGTCATCAGCAGCTTGGACAGAAATTGCTGCATCATATTCGGGATAAAAAACTCTCGACATCCTGCTCGCATCTTCCGCAGCGTATCTTCCAACTCATCATCGGGAATATCGGGCAACCACTTGACCTTGAACTCATTCTTTAGCCGTATGATACAATAGTAATCGACATCCCCTTTATATCGATCATACAGGTCTTCTGCTTTCCATATATCTTGTAAAAGCTTGTGGAACTCGGCCGCATACACCGGGAACTGGTGGAACTTTTTCCCAGTCGGGGTAAAGGTAACGCGCGCTCCTTCTACCGAGCGCTCGTACACCCTCCCCGGTCGAACTCCAGCTGACGACTGCATATTGGTTACGAAGTTTTTCAGCATCTCTGGTCGATATCGAAAGGCCACTGTACCATGGTGATGCCTAGTTCTTAACATCACATCCAACAAGGCAAGTGCCTGTGGCAACATCTTCTTAATCTCATCAAAATGCTCTCTTGACTCTGTCTCATTCTGAGAGAACTCCGCAAACAGATCTGCTATCTTGGCCGCACTCAAGTCCTCCATCGTGTGCACAATAGGTGAATAGCCCTTAAATCGACCATACACATGTCGGGAAAACAAATGCTTGTTGTACCATTGTCTAGTCTTCGACGGCTGGCCCTGCTCAAACTCCGCATCAAGGAGAGGATTCGTCGGCATTTTCCGTCCGTAGGCCATCATATAAATCTCATCCATTCGATCTACCGCAGTGCGCAACTTTGGATGCCATTCCGGAACGAAAGGCTGCGGCGTGTTACGCACCACGAAGGGAGGGCGAACCAATCGATTACTCTCTCGCTGACCGTAATACTGAAAAACTATCATACTACTCATCTTGGTCGCAAGATCCTTATCCGTAATCAGTGACGCTCGCCAATTGCCTTCTTCATCTTTAACCACATCATACTGGGCACATAATTGCAGAAGCCGCAAATACTGCTCTTCTAGCGTAAGCACTCGGCCATTATCTACTCTCGGCACCCGCATCTCAATCTCTTGTACATGTGGAAATGTCACTATTAACGTGCACCTACAAGTTGGGAGATGGTGACAATTACAATCACCATCCCATCGAACACGATACAGCGTCCTCCCTCCAGTCCCCTCTTTTTTCCGCCTTCTCATCGATGACAACATTATTCTTACTGATGGAAAATTCTTGAATTGTCGACTAAAGAAGTTTAAGTCACTCAGTCCTATATATCGTCCGTGGTATACTTTTGTCGTTGTTATTTTCTGTTATTTTATTTTATTACTTGATTAGTTTGTG